TCTAATCAATGTATCAATCATCCTTGTATTATGTCAATGGACCCACATATCTGCATGCTAACAGATAAACAATCTGATGCTCATTTCGACAGGGTAAAAGATATGCTCACCATAGCTGAGGAGATTGGTGTTGAGTTAGATGCTGATGAGAAACCATTTAATGCTGAAGTAGCTGCTAATTTTAAAGATATCAATAAATATGCTTTTGATGATATTGTGAAAGGAGAAGGAAGATTTTTCACAAATAATATAAAAGAAAGTGAAATTACTCAATTTGGAAATTATTCTAGTGGAAATATTAGAGATATACTAGTAAATACTAAACATGTTATATCAGTACTTAATAGTCAGAGATCCTTTGAAGGTTTTGTTACAACTTTATTAGCAGATATAAACGATGCTTGCGGTAACCCTTGGGATTTTGCCCTACAAGCAAACGAAAGTGATTCTCATGTATTACAAGTTGTAGATAAAAATTATGTAATGGGAGCCAAAACACAAAAAAGAGAATTAAATCCATTTTTAGATGGTGTCAAAAGTTTAAGTTCTAAAAAGGGAGAAATACTAGAACCATCATCTATTTCAAAGCACTATAGATTTAAAGGTATAGGAAGTGGAAATATCTTGAAGACTGTATCCATGGCTTCTAAGCTACCAAAAGCAGTAGCTTCAATGGCTTTTATCTCTAATAAAAATCCATCTTTAAATACGGGAGATAAAACTGCAAATTCATTTAATATTTATGGGGACCAAATAATAGATGGGTTTTATTCTGGAAACTTGGGAAAGAAAAGCAAATCACCGGGTAGATTAAAAGCGGATTTTATTGAAAAAAAGGCAAATCTTATATTGGATTGGTCTACAACTTTTGCAAATCAATTTATGCAAACACCAGAAAGGAAAGATTCTTTAAGCCCAAGACAAGCCCAAAAGCAAATAGTTAATAATTTAGTCTTTGGTTCAAAACTACACTTAGCTGAGAATATGAAAGAAAATGCTGTTGCAGCTCCCAGATTATTACCTCTTGAATTATCTTTGACTCTAGACGGTATATCAGGAATATACCAGGGTAACAGTTTAACAATGGATGTAGTAGAAGATGGGGGAGTATTACCTAATAGATATAAAGATAAAGTATTATTTCAAATTACAAAAGTTAGTAATGGTATAAGCGATAGCGGTTGGACCACCACTTTAACTTGTATGATGAGAATGATACCACAGAAGGAAAGACCCCTTCCATTATTTGCAAAAATAGGAGTAGAGATAAAAGGATGATAGATGAAAATATAGATAGTAATAGCACTTATGGACAATTGACAGACGATTTTGGTAAGCCTACAATATCACCAGTAAATATTTTCCGTAAACCTAATGAAAAGGATTATAAGAAGGGATACTTCAAAAGATTTTTCATAGCAAGATACGACTCACATGAAGCAATAGAAACAGATTTTAAGTTCTTTTCAAGTAAATTTTCAGACTTACCAAAAGGTCTTTATAAAAAAGCTTCAATGAATTGGTATATAACTAGAACCAATTTACCAATTGTAAATAAAATGACAGCAATAACAGTAAATTCCGTTAATGAATACTATTGTAACTTAGCAAGTAAAAAGCTGCCACAGCTTAAAAATACTATAAAAGATTTTGCCAAATTTGTTCGATAAGTCGTAAAAATTGATTATATTAGAAGTATGAAAATAAACCAGGTTACAATAGATTTAGAAAATAAAGTGCGTGTACAAACCTATATTAAAGATGGAAAGAGTATAGATTTGGATATATTAAAACCTGAGGCGCAAAAATTCTTCAATCGATTATATTGGAATCGTCAAGATATATCTGATGTAATACCAAACTGCAAACATCGTGAATATATTGAAAGATTAAAAGCTTTCTTAGACAGCCTAGATATTTCAGACTATGATTCACAAGTGGCTGAAACTTACGAAAATCTGATTTTACCAATTTTTAATAGAATAGAAAGAAATGGTTTATATACTAATAGCGGCTATGAGTATTCTAAGTATAATTTATTTACTATTACTGGCAGACCCTCTAATGCAAACAAGGGTATTAATTATGCAGCATTAAATAAAGCTGATGGAACTAGAGAAAAGTATATAAGTAGATTTAATTCTGGGTGTTTATTAGAAATGGATTTTGATGCATATCACATTAGACTAATTGCAGCCCTTATAGATTACAAATTACCATCATCTTCAGTACACGAATATTTTGCAAAGCAATTTTACGGTGTTAAGTCTGTTACGAAGGAAGAATATAAGCAATCAAAATCTATGTCTTTCCAAGTTCTTTATGGGGGAGTACCTAAAGAATTGGAAGGTATTGAATATTTCGATAAAGTTAAAGCTTACATTTCTAACTTATGGGATATTTATAATAACAAGGGTTATATTCAGACTCCAGTCTTCAAGCGAAGGTTATATAAAAGAAATCTGGCAGACATGAACCCTCAAAAGTTATTTAATTATTTAATACAAGCTTACGAAACAGAAAGAAATATAAAAACAATTCAGAATATGGAAAATATCCTAGAAGGGAAACAATCTAAATTGATATTATATACGTATGATGCATTTCTATTTGATATATCTAAAGAGGAGATGAATTTGAAAGACACAATAGCAAAAGAATTAGACTTCCCAGTAAAAATACACACTGGTAATAACTACAATGATATGAAACTTTTAGCTTAGTTTTTTGATATTTATAAACAATGAATATGTTAATTGATAAACTAGTTAAAGATTGGGCTTGGCGAGTAAATGATGGTATGCCCGATCCTGGCAAGAAAGATCACTTAGATCTTCTTGAAACAACTTTGCGTGCAAACGGAATGACAGAGGAGTTTATAAATAAATTCATTGCTGAAATAGACTTTAAAAATAAAGCAGAGTTTGCAAAATATAATGCCCAGCATGATATGAGATCAACCACTAAAGTTAATATAGGTGGAAAGGATACTACTGCTGGTGATGCTGACCCTAAAGCAAAAGATACGGTGAAAAAGAAAAAGCCAAAAGCTAAACCTACAGATGCAAAGGCAGATGAAAAACTACAGAAAAAAATAGATAAAGCCAAACCAGGGTTTATTGAAAAATCCAAAGCTAAGATTGACAATATTGCTTTTGCAAATGAACAAGATTCTAAAGTCTTCTCTGAAGCATTACCTAAATTGATAAATGGCGATGATGTTAGTAAAGAAGAAATGGCAACACTAAACAAATATGCAAGAATAAAAGATAATCCTAATGAAACAACTATATATTTAGCAAATCAAAAACCTGGAAACTTCAAACAGGGTGCTAGAGATAAATTGAAATTTGGTACAGGAGAAGCTGGTAAGGCAGTAAAACAAAGCATGGTAGATAAGGGAATGGAAAAAGCTGATCCTGTAACTTCCTCTGAGTCTGTACCAGTTAAGATTGGTGGTAAAATCTTAACCTTGAGTAAAATGGGTAAAACTATTTCAAACAAAGTTGAAAAGACTAGAGTTGATGGAAAGATCACTGAAGTAAAAGTTGGAGATCATACCATGAGAAGACAGTCAATGCCAGATACAGATTCACTAATAAAAGAAATTGTAGAATATAAAGAACAGAATCCTGGTATATCTGATGAAGATGTAGAACACAAAGTTGAACAATTACAAAGTGGTATTATAAGATATAACAATCTTATAGATTCTTACGATAAGATAGATAACCTAGACTCAGTATCATTAGTAGAAGGTGCAAACCCTGCAACTAAAGAGGGTAGAGATAAGTTAGCAAAAGAAGGCCCCAAGGTAATAGCTAATAAATTGGAAGAAGCTCTAGGTGAAAATCCTACAAAAGCTGAAAAACAGATAGTGACCGATCTAGAAAATCTATCAAATATAGATGACCCTTCTGAGTATGAAAAAGAGTCTATGGAAATTTTAAAGAGGATGGGTAATGCTGCTTCTATTTCGAAAGCAGCACCAGATCTAGCTGAATCATTAGTATTACTTGCCAACAATAAAAATGGCAAACCAACAATAGCACCAGCAGGTGAAACATTTCCTGTAGCAGATTTAATACAATTTCCAATTGAAGACTTAGATCCAAATGACCCAGACTACATTAAGAAAATAGCAGCTGGAGGAGAAACCATAGTTACTATGACAGATGCTGGTGGCTTAAGTGTTAAGAAAGATGGAGGAGCAGCATCAGGATTTACTGCAAAATTAGGAATGACTACTTTCAAAACAGAAACTACTAAAGAAAGTTTAACAAATGTATTAAACCAACATAATAATTTTATTGGGGGTAAAAGTAAAGGTGCTGAATTATCAGAAGAAAAGATACAATCTGGTAAGGCTGTATTAGACAAAGAAGAAAAAGCAGCAAGAAAGGCAGGCTTAATAAAGGGAGATCTTAAATTCAAAGATGGAAGGACGCCTAGACAATGGGCAGAGGATAATCTAGCAAAGTGGGAAGCTGATGGTAAGTATAAAGGAATGACTGATGAAAATAAGAAAATGTTACTTGATGGCATGGAACAATATTCTAGAGGAGGGTTAATCCTACAGGAAGTACATAACAATGATTTAGCTTTTCAAGATTATGCAAACGCAAACGCAAATACTAAGACTGGTGAGATAGAAATGAGCGATGGTATAAATTGCATAAATAATATGGCATTCCAAGCAAGCCCAGGTTTTGAACCAGCTCAAGATAAAAATGGAAATTGGGTGGCAAGACCTAATGCAGTATATGCTGGTAATCTTAAAAAGGTATGTAGATAGGGAATAATAGAATGAGAACTAATTTACTATGTACATTTACAAGTCCAAAACAAAAGCGTAAAACACTTGATTTAATAATAGAAAAGTATGATATATTATATAATAAAATCTTTCTATTAAGAAACGTTGAAAACTCTAACGAGTTGATGTGTACATATAATATTTCTGTAGATGAAAATTATTCTGAATTAGATAATACTATCCTTTTACATAGAAAGAAAGCAACTAATAGTTTATATACAATAAACGCTTTAAATGCTCTAATAACAGTTTTGAATAATGGTGTACTAGATACATCTTATCAACTAGATTGGGAAAATTATAGAAATACAATGCTATTAACCAATGATGAAGGTCTTAAAAGGATTCAGACAGAAGTTGATGATATTATCTATATAAAGATTAAACGTTGATATTTATATTATAATAGAATGAAGACGCATTTTATAAAAAAAGGAGAACATAAAAATGACAAAATTCGATATTAGAGAATGGAACAAACAAAATAAAAAGTTTGTTATCAATGAAAACAACTCAATGGATCTAGTAACTGAAGGTCCAAATGCAGATAATAAATACTTCAAGTCTGATGAAATTACACCAAAGCAACCAATATTCTTTTGGGATGGTGATGATGATGAAGTAGGAATTTCAGTTAAACCACCATTCAAATATAAAAAGTCTGAAACTAATTTTGCACCTGCAAAAATGATGGGTTTATGGAATAAAGGTAAAGATTGGAAATCAGCAGGTGGTACTTTGAAAAATAATCAAAAATTCAAATGGACTGGTAAATCTTGGGAAGGTCAAGGATATGATGACTATGAAATTTACCCAGACGATGCAGTTTTAAGATATTTCACAAAAGCATAAAAAGATAAAGTTTTCCCGAATTTCTTTGGATAAGTCAAAAAAAATTCTTATATTAGTAAATAATAAATAAAAAGTACAAAAATGAACAAATTACTATTAGGAATGTTATGTTTTGCTTTCGGGCAAATTGTTATATGGTATCAAACCAATGGCCAATTTATTTCTAAATGGGCTAAAGAACACCCACTAATCTTAGCAGCAACACTTGGAATCCCAATTTCATATTCATTTATTATGGGAACCAAGTATATTGTTGAACATTTTGATGGCCAATTATGGCCAGGGCGTTTGCTTGGTTTTGGTATTGGAGCAATTATTTTTGCCATACTAACGTATATACATATGAGTGAAGGTATTACTGCTAAAACCGCAGTTTGTCTTACTCTTGCAACAACGTTAGTAATGGTACAAATTTTCTGGAAATAATTTGGATAGGTCGTAATTTTTTATTATATTAGTATTAACAATTAAAAAGGGAGAATTAGACATGATTACAATCGAAAACTTGCAAGAGACTTTAACTAGTATATCATCAGATGTTGAAAAGTTCAACAATGGTAATAAATCTGCTGGTACAAGAATTAGAAAAGCAATGCAACTATTAAAGGGTCAAGCACAAGACCTAAGAAAAGACGTGCAAGAAATTAAAAATAACAAATAAAAAAGGAGAATTAATTATGGCAATTGATTTAGAAGCAATCCGTAAGAAATTACAAGGATTACAAACATCGACGACTAGAACGTCGAATTTATGGAAACCTGAACCAGGTAAAAACCAAGTAAGAATAGTACCTTATCAGTACGACAAAGATAACCCATTTCAGGAATTATTCTTTCACTATGGTTTAGGTAAAAGGAATTATCTATCACCAACTACTTTTGGTGAAGCAGACCCAGTATCAGAATTTGCTGACAAACTAAAGCAAACTGGTAACAGAGATGACTGGCAACTGGCAAAGGGACTTACTCCTAAAATGAGAACTTACGTTCCTGTATTAGTAAGAGGCCAAGAATCTGAAGGTGTTAAATTATGGGGATTTGGTAAAACAGTTTATCAAGAACTATTAACATTTATAGCAGACCCAGATTACGGTGATATTACGGATTTAAAATCTGGTAGAGATATTACAGTAACATTCACGCCAGCAGAAGGGCAAGAACGTTTCCCTAAAACTGCAATTATGGTTAAACCTAACCAATCACCTGCAACAGAAGATAAAGCAGTAGCAGAAAATATTATGAATGGTCAAGAAGACTTGATGAATATTTTCAAGAAAGTTTCCTATGAAGATTTGAAAGCAGCATTGGAAGAATGGTTAAATCCAAGTGAAGGTGAAGATACTGAACCAGTAAAAGCAACTCCTGCTGTAGCAGGCGTTAAGAAAACTGATGATATAGATACTGCTTTTGACGATCTATTCAATAATTAGGAGATAATTATGGCTAGAAAGAATAAAAAGCAAAAGCAAAGTATTGCAGAACGAGACGAACTAGCCGGAGTTATTGCAGACTCACTTAATAAGAAATTTAAATCAATGAAGGTTGCATATTTCTTAGATGGAGCGGAGGATACACCAACAGATTTAACTGAATGGGTATCCACCGGTTCATCTTTGTTAGATTTAGCAATTTCAAATAGACCTAATGGTGGTATACCAGTTGGGAGGATAACCGAATTAACCGGTTTAGAAGCCTCTGGTAAATCTTTAATTGGTGCTCACTTATTAGCTAATACTCAGAAGCAAAAGGGATTAGCAGTTTATATAGATACTGAAAACGCTATGAATGAAGAATTCGCAAGAGCTATAGGTATAGATATAAAAAGTATGTTATACATACAGCTAGAAGCTATTGAAGATATTTTTGAAGTTATTGAAAATATTATTCTAAAAATTAGAGAGTCAGATAACAATCGGCTAGTTACAATTATAGTTGATTCAGTAGCAGGAGCAACAACAAAAGTAGAGCAAGAAGCAGATTTTGAAAAAGATGGTTGGGCTACAAGCAAAGCTATTATAATTTCAAAAGCAATGAGGAAGATGACACAATTAATAGGACGCCAAAGAATTTGCTTAGTATTTACAAATCAACTAAGAGTAAGATTGGGCGTTTCCTTCGGGGATCCCTATACAACATCTGGTGGAAAAGCTCTAGGATTCCATGCTTCTTGTAGATTAAGATTAAAAGCAGCAGGGCAGATAAAAGCTAAAGTTGATGGAAAAGAACAAGTAATTGGTATTAAACTAAAGGCTCAAGTAGTTAAGAATAGGATGGGACCTCCATTAAGAATTGCAGAATTTCAAATATATTTCGATAGAGGTATTGATGATTATGGTTCATGGCTACAAGTTATGAAAGATTATGATCTTGTACAACAAGGAGGATCTTGGTATACATACACAGATTCCAAAACTGGAGAAGAGATTAAATTTATGTCTAAGGAATTCGAAAGTAAAATCTTAAATAATCCGGAACGTAAGGAAAGAGTTTATCAATCGATATGTAATGCATTGGTTATGTCTTATCAAACAGGAGATATAGGTATAGACGACGTAGAGATTGGTAACGATGATGTCCCGATAGGCTAATGCCAAGGGTTTAGAGGGAAAATCTCACTTTGGAAAAAAATTGCGAACAAAATTTTTTCTTCCAAGGAAATTTCAATATATAGATAGGGGGTCCTGATATAGACAGCTAAAGCAACCCCTATCTATTTATTGTTCTCACATAATAAAAAATAAAAACCTATATGAAAAAGTATTATAGCGATATACTAAGCACATTAAAAGAAGACGATACCAAATTAGGATTAAACGATAGAGTCCTCTTAATAGATGGGCTGAATACGTTTATCAGAGCATTTGTTATGAATCCATCTACTAATGATGATGGAATTCATGTTGGAGGTATAAAAGGCTTTCTACTTTCTATTGGTTATGCAATCAAAAATATAAAACCCACTAGGGTTATAATTTGTTTTGATGGAGCTGGGGGAAGCCAACGTAGAAGAAAATTACTTCCTGACTATAAAGCAAATAGAAAAGTCAATCGTAAATTACTAAGAGCTGCTCATCAAGAGGGTTCTGTAGTTGATGACAGACTGGCAATGAAGCATCAATTGCAAAGATTGATTACATACTTAAGCAATTGCCCAGTAACATTAGCAACAATAGATAAAATAGAAGCAGATGATTCCATAGCTTATATTTGCAAACAAGTATTATCGGATAGCAAATGTTTTATCATGTCTTCTGATAAAGATTTCATTCAATTAGTAGACGACAGAATTACTGTTTGGTCTCCAACTAAAAAGAAGTATTATTTTAAGGCAGATGTTAAAGATGAATTTGAACTATTACCAGAGAATTATATTTTATATAAATGTTTACTTGGAGATAAAGGTGATAACATACCAGGTATAAAGGGTCTAGGGCATAAATCATTAATCAAATATTTACCAATACTATTTAGTGATAAGATATTATCATTAGAAGATATTATTCATTGTGCAAAATATACCCCGTCACCATCTAGGCAATTTGATTTGATAAAAGATAATGAAAAAAAGCTTTATCTAAATTACAAGCTAATGCAATTACATGAGACAGATATATCAGGTTCAGCAAAAGAACGATTGCAAAATATAGTAAAAGATAAAATACCTTCATTTGTAAAATATGATTTCATGAAAATGCTTTTAGAAGATAGAATGCAAATAGTAAAAAATATAGAATTTTGGATAAGAGATGTTTTCTTATCTTTAGATACAAAAGCAAAATATGATAAATAAACTTTCAGACTTTGGCTACAACTTCCAAGTTAAGTTAATAGCAGCATTATTAACAGATAAGAATTTCCTACAACAGATCTCTGATATACTAGACTATAGATATTTTGAATCTGAAGCAACTTCTTTTATTGTTAAATGTATAAAAAGCCATGTAGTAGAATTTAAATCTCCACCAACAATGGAG